CCCTTTCAAATCTTTCTTTAAGTAAAAGTTAAGTTGACTTAAAGTAAACCTTAGTATATAGAGTGGGTTATACTAATTTTAACCATCCCTAAATCAAAGCATAAAAAAGGAGACCCTCATCAGGATCTCCGAACATCTATAGGATAACCCGAAAGCGGAATACCAGAATCGAACTGGTGACGAAAGGTTGGAAACCTTTAGTTTTGCCTCTAAACTAATTCCGCAGAGTGGGAGATTGCTCTCCCAACGCATCTTCCTTCACACAAGAGGTAGTATAAGACAAGATTGAGTTCTTGTCAAGTGGGTTTAGTCAGGCTCGAACTGACGACTTGCAGGTTAAAAGCCCGATACTCTACCAACTGAGTTATAAACCCAAATCCACTGATTTTAATCGTTTTCTAACTGCATTATCTTAGAGGTTAGAAACTCCCATCCTAGGTACTGCCCCTAGCAATCTCGAATTAACAGTTCGGCCCGTTCTCTTGCTCGGTCGATGGGATTATAAGGAAACATAAAGTTTCCAACGGGCAAGGAGGGACTCGAACCCCCGACCTACGCATTAGAAGTGCGCTATTCTGATCCACTGAACTACTTGCCCTTGTGTGGTAGTTCCTATCGCCTCTAACCCTGAACTACCAAGGGGGTCACAGCAGTGGTCTCTCAACCACCCACATATTATAAGGCATGTGAGCAACCTTGTCAACCATTACATCGTATCGATTTCCTGATCTTCAGTCCATTCCACAGGTTCAATAGCAAGGTAAGTCAACTCTTCTTGATCTGGATCAATGTTAATCCATTCATCAAACTCTTCTGCAATCGCCACTCCATCGAACTGTGATTTAATGTCCCCATCAGCAAGTAAATGAATACGCTCGATAGACCAATCACGAATTACAGATACAGGTTCAGTCGTCTTTTCCATAATAATCTTTTCTGAAGTCCTCTCAGTCTGTTCATCAACTATAAGAGCATTTGGTGTTTCTGTCAAGTGTTTCAAAAAATTTTTAATGAATTTTAAAAATTTCATCTTTACTATTTTATTAATTTACACTTATATTTTTTATGTTGCTTAAACTTTCCTTTAGCAACATTACACATATTTGATGCGTCTATTCCTTCATTCTTACAAAACTCATTCAGACCTTTAATAATCAAAGTAATCTTTCCTAAAATAACGACTTAAAATATTTGAGTTATAAAACGCAGGTGTTCCGTCTCCCAATGCTTCAGTTAAAACTCCGTTGATGAAGAGTTGTCTGGTCTCTTCAAAGTTGACTCTGCCTTTTGTCTTATGTAAAGATAGGATAGTTCTGCTAAAATCTTGTCTATCATAATGTTCCACATCCTCTTTAAGTTCTGGACAAGACCCATAATACTTTTTCCAGTCTGATTCCTGTTTTACTTTGCGTTTCTTACCTTTTGGAGTTCTGAATGACCAAAAGTATTTCCTTCCTATATATCTGCGATTGTTTTGTGTGTTTGTAATAAGATACACAAAACCAAAGTTATCTTGAATATCTTGAGTTAAAAAAGGAGATCCATTAAAATACCAAGGATTCTCATAGTCAATATCTATACTCATCAAGTTTATCGATAACCTTATTCAGATATTTATGAGCTAAATCTTTATCCCCTTGCCATACACTTGATGGTTCTTTATCAACTTCGTGCTTTAATTTTAATACACGAACCTTAAATTCGTCTTTATTCAGTTGATTTTTAGGCATAAAAAAGAGAGGTTACTTAACCTCTCTATCTATACTCTTTCAGTAGAAATTCCTATCCATGACTCTAAATAGTCAAGGTTTCCAAACATATAATCATCATACTCTGCTGCTCTTCTATAAGCATCTAAGCATTTTTCTGTTATGTCATCAAAGTTGGAATCCTGAGAATGTGTTTCCTTTGACATCTTGCTTAATACCCCCAACTACATAAGACTCAACTTCTGTCTCCTGAGGAGCAACCTGAAGTCCCTTAGAAGAAATCCAGTGCTGAGTCCAGGGAAGTGGATTATTCTTTGCTGCAATGTCATAAACAGGTTTGAGTCCGATTGCTTTCATTCTACGATTTGCAATCCATTCGACATACTGCTGTAACAGTTTGTCATTTAGACCAATCATAGAACCATCTTTGAACAGATAGTCTGCCCAACGCTTCTCTTCATTCACAGCACGATCAAACATCTTATAAGTCCACTCTTCTTCTTCCTTCATGATCTGCTTCATCTCAGGATCATCACCTGCTTTCCACTTATTCAGGATGTTTTGAGTAATTGCAAGATGCTGATTTTCATCTCGTGCGATGAGAGAGATAATTTTAGCGGATCCTTCCATAAGTTTGAGTTCTCCAAATGCAAACGAGCAAGCGAAGGAGACATAGAACCTAATGCCTTCAAGAATGTTGACATTTGCAATTGCTCTGTAGAGTTTTCTCTTGACATCTTTACTTTCCCAGTGTGATGATGGTGAATCTCTAAAGTCTTTTTGCCACATGCTTCCAGTACCCCATTGTTGAGCACTATTGATAAAGTCATCATACGCTTCTGTAACGGTGCTAGCACGTTCTAGAATGCGTGGATCACTGACGATTTGATCAAAGACATCAGAAGGATCTGAATAGATGTTCTTGATAATGTAAGTGTAAGAACGACTATGAATCATCTCCATAAATCCCCAAACTTCCATACATGCTTCTAGTTCGGGTAAACTGCAATAAGGTATAAAAGCCATCCCAGGACCACGCCCTTGTATGGAGTCAAGCATAATCTGATACTTGAGGTTACTTGTATAGATATGCTTTTGTTCTGGACGAAGTGTTTGATAATCTCCACGGTCTTTCTGTAATGATACTTCTTCTGGTCTCCAGAAGTATCCCAATTGTTGAGTAGTTAATTTATCAAAAACTGGATACTTGTAAGAGTCATACCTCTGAACTCCCAGAGGTTTACCAAAGAACATTGGTTGCTTCCTGGTATTCACTTGTTCCGTATTAAATACGGTCATTCCTTGTATCTCATGCTTATGTTCTTTAGATGCCAAAAAATCGTATTGCATTCTTTATCTCTATTGATTCTTGTATGTATTATAACCTAAAGTTTACAGGATTCACAATCCTCCTCTTCAGCACTCTCAATATCATTTAGTAGATTTTGGAGTTCTGATTTTTCATCAGTGACTTCATCATTCTTTTGATCATAAGTATTCTGATAATATGAAGTCTTCCATCCATACTTATATGTTGTAAGGAAGTCTTGTGCCATCACAGAAACAGGAACTTCATTGTCAGGATAGTTTTCTGGATTATAACTCCAATTGCCACTGATTGCCTGGTCAAAGAATTTTTGAATTACAGCAATCACATTGATATATCCATGATTAGATTTCATCTCCCAAAGTAAAGTGTAGTTATTCTTCAAGGTATTGTACTGTGGAACAATCTGCTTAAGAGGTCCTTTCTTCGATTTCTTAATGGACAAGTAGTCTCTAGGTGGTTCGATTCCGTTTGTTGCATTTGACACAACGGAACTGCTCTCTGATGGCATCTGTGCGGACAGTGTTGAGTGCCTAAGACCATGTTCCAAGATAGATGCTCTAAGACCTTCCCAATCATGCGCTAATTCAATTGAAGTAATTTCGTCTACATCCTTCTTGTATGTATCAATGGGAAGAATACCATCAGAATACTTGGTGCGTCCAAAGTTTTCACAATACCCTTTCTCCTTTGCGAGATTGTTTGATGCTTTCAGGAGATAGTATTGGAAGGATTCAGAAAGACCATGAGCAGCGTCCCATGCCTCCTGTGAGTCGTAGTTAAACCCAAGTTTAGCAAGGTAATGTGCAAGACCAATAAAACCCACTCCAAGCGACCTACGTGCCTTTGTAGCGCGTTCTGCTGCCTTTACAGGATACTCCTGATAGTCAATCAATTCCTCCAAAGAACGGACAGAAAGATCACAAAGTTCTTCCAGTTCTTCATCAGATTTAATCTTTCCTACATTCACAGCAGAAAGAATACACAGGGCAATCTCACCGAACTCATCATCAATGTGATTGATAGGATCTGTTGGAAGTGTAATTTCTTGGCAAAGATTACTCATACTCACCTTATCTTTGAAAGAAGAGTGAGTGTTACAATGGTCGATGTTCATGATGTAGATACGACCAGTTTCTGCTCTTTCCTTCAGAAGGTCCAGAATGAGTTCTTGAGCACCGATAGTCTTTCTTGGAGTACGCTCATCTGATTCATAGTCCACATAGCAAGAGTCAAATGCATCAGTACCAAAAGCATCATAGAGGCCCGGTACGTCATGCGGTGAGAAGAGGCTAATCTGCTCATTCTTAATGAAACGTTCGTAGAAAAGTTTTGAAATTTGGATTGAGTAGTCAAGTTTCCTCACTCGATTGTCTTCTGTACCCTTATTGTTCTTAAGAACTAAGATGTCTTCGATTTCTTGGTGCCAGATTGGGAAGTGTACAGTCGCGCTTCCACCCCTAATGCCGTTCTGTGTACAGCATCTGACAGTCGATTCAAACTTTTTAAGGAAAGGGACAACACCTGTATGTTGAACTTCTCCGCCTCTGATTTTACTGTTGATGCCACGGATTCTGCCTGCGTTGATACCGATTCCCGCCCTTTGTGCAACATACTTGCCGATAGCCATATCAGAACTAAAGATGCTATCGAGGGTGTCATCAACATCAACAAGAACACAGCTAGCAAATTGTCGAAGTGGAGTTCGCACCCCTGCCATGATAGGTGTGGGAATGTTGATTTTGTGTCTTGAGATTGAGTCATAGTATCTCCTGACGTATGGCATTTTTGTTTCTTTTGGATACTCTGCAAAAATAGTCAGAGCAATCATCATGTACATGAATTGGGGAGTTTCATAAACTCCTCCATTACTTCTATCTTGCACAAGATACTTGTCAACGACTTGACGTAAACCTGCATAAGTGAATAACAAGTCACGATCATGATCGATGTAACTATTAGCCCGTGCGATCTCTTCATTAGAATACTTAGAAAAGATTTCACTATCATAAACCTTAGAACTTACACAATTAATTATGTGACTTTCAAGGTCTGGAAATTCTTTATGTCCACCATACAATTTCTTACGAATTGAAAATAGAAGCAAACGTGCAGCAACATACTGATAATTAGGATGATCTAGATCAATTAGATCACTTGCACTACGAATGAGAATCTCTTGGATTTCTGCTGTGGTAATACCATCATAAAATTGAATACCAGACTTCATCTCAACTTGACTTGCAGAGACCCCTGCAAGACCGTTACATGCCTCCTCAACCATCAAATGCATCTTATCTAGATCAAGAGATTCAATCGATCCATTTCTCTTGACTACCTTTGTACCGTTACTCATATTTTCTTCCAAATGTTAAATTTAAGTTTTGCTTCTATACCAGAGTAAGTATTTAATTCTATCACAGATTGGACATTTAGTCCAGATAATACCATGTCATTAATGTCCTTATCATTTATATTAGATGGCCAAATTACTACCTTATCTCCACGCTGGATGGATGCATCAATCTTTGCAGCGATTTCCTTGTTTCTTGGTTCGTTGTCGTAGACGTATACGAACTGATAATCAATAGTGCTGAGGTTAGCATCACTACCACACATAGCAATAGCATTTGTAACGAAATGACTGTCGAAGGGTCCTTCTGTGACATAAACTGGTTTTGTTTTGTTAATTTCATCAAGTCCGTAAATCTTAGGAACATCTTCCTCCAACATAATAGTAATGTATTTAACCTTGCTAGGACCAAGTGCTCTTCCCTGAATTCCAATAAGTCTTTTATGGTAGAAAATTGGAATGACTATTCTAGGTTCATCATAATAAGTATTATCAAATGTCTTTTTCAGACTATTGACCCACTTCTTAAAAGTAGGGGTGTAATAAAATTTATGCGGATTTAATTTTCTACCTTCCAGGTACTTTTTTGCATCTTCATTCTCTGATGCTTTCGGAAGATTTATCTTTGTATTAAATACAGGTTTCTTAAACTCAAACTTTGGTTCTTCAACTACGATTTTTTGACCTGTCTTACCTTCTTTAAATTTTTCAAAAATGTATTCTTTATGGAGATTAACATCCATCTTCTTAATAAAATTATTTAAAGAGATGTTAATACCACAGTTGTGACACTTAAAGTTGGTATTATTCTTTACTTGATAAAAATAACCTCTTGTTTTATTTTTATTTGTTTGAGAATCTCCACAAATAGGACACCTAAAGTTATAAAGATTATTCTTTACTTTTTTAAATTTAAGAAGTCTTGGAGACAAAATACCAATGTATTTGACATCAACAAAATCCATAATGTAGTAGAGAATTTATTTTATCTGCTCTACTATCGTATCAGTAGATGCCAAAGAAGTCAATAATTTGGAGGAAATTCCGCTTGTAACAGCACCTACAATAAGACTAGCAACAATAATAACTCCCCCTATCTGCCACCTAAACTTAGAAAGTTCTTGTATTTTTTCTTCTATCTTATTAATTCTTTCTTTTACTTCCTTATGGTCTCTCTTATTTTCTTCTTTCACTTCATCAAGCATCTTTAATAATAAAGCATCAGTCTTTTCAGACTCTTCTAATTTATTTTCATGCCTCTCAAGTATCACAGAAATCTTATTACTATTTTCTGAAATTGATGTTACAGCACGTTCTAATTTGTCCAACATTTCTTTGGACAAATTTTCATACATTTCAAATTTTGATTCTAAAACAGCAATATTTTTACCAAACCCGAAAACCATTCCTATACCTTATAACTTTTGATTGCAATAGTATGTAATCATTCCTGTCCATTTCACTACGGAGTTTGATAATTTAAGAAAATTGTATAGGTAAGGACTTCTTTTAATATTATCCATTTGGCAATAATGCCATTTAATTATTATTTAGTTTTAAGATATTCTAACCACTTCTTACGAGAACCTCTTCCACCTTTTGCATATTTCTTCATAGGTTTATCGTATCCAGCAACAGGTCCTTCTGAATCAGATGATGAAGTAAATCCACTAGTACCAACTGCCATCATTTCTCTGAGATTTCTGAAATGATCAATTACTCTATCTATTTTACTCATTTTGAAAAATTAAGTTTAATTGTTTTAAGCAATTTAAATCAACTGGTATGTCATGTATGTCTGTCTTTGGATAATCAGGAATCTTATTCAAGAATACCATGAATGTCTTTAACTGCGACCACATCTCAGACTCAATTTTAAAGAACAACATTGGTGTTGTAGCTTCTCCAAAAACATTATATAAAATAGTAAAATGATTTATTAACAGGTGAGTACGAATCTCACCTGTTTTTTTATATCTCTTCAACAATCTTTTAACATATTTAAAGTGATTTAGATCACGATTAAAATCATCTTTGGTCACTGCCTGAGGATTTTCATAGTTCTTAATTGCAAATAAAAGGAAGTTATCCTCATTCAGTTGATCAAATTTCATACTACATTAACTTCACATTAGTTTCCAGGGAAATATCCGTCGTCAGCAGTATTATCACTAGTAGTAAGAATTCCACCAGCAACTAACACTTCATGCTTAACTCTCAACTCACCGTGCATGTCGGTGTAGGTTGTAACTCCAACCCATCCACTATGACCAACGGCATAAGCAGTGGTTGATGCTGCACCAACTTCAATCTCATCAACACCATAAACAGCAGTTGTTACAGGACTTGTTGAGTAACCAACTGTTTTTTCTTCAGGTGCTCTATAAGTACTATCAAGAATTGTATAACTTGGTTCTTGTGAAATAAAATATGCAGTTCCTGCAGGAATTGTAGTAGTGGTAAATCCAGCAGTAGAAGCAAGAGTTAATGCTGTACTTCCTACACCAACAATCGCTGCATAACCATAAGTTGCACCAGCACCTACGGTAATAACATCACCTTCACCAACTGCATCAGTGAAAGTAACTACACCAACTGGACCAAAAGCAGTCTTAGTTGCAAAATCAACTTCGATTGTACCAGCATCATATACTAAATCGGTATTTCCCCAGAGTGCCATTCCTTTACCTTTAAAAGTTTTACTAAAAAATATTTATAAAAAAGGAGAGTTACTCTCCTTTTCGGTTGTATTTTATTTATGCAATTTACTATGTCGATGATTCTGCTTCTTGGAAAAGAAGCGTTTCAATAACATCTACAGCACCATCATCGAGTTTGTTGTCAGTGGAAGCAGCAAGACTACGAAGAATTGAAACCAAATAACGACGAACTTCCTCTTTCTCAAGAAGATTTCCAATCGTTTTCTTTGCGAGAGGGAGAAATAATGCCCACATAATTTTTTACCAAAGTCTACATTCTATATAGCAATCAACCTTCTTTATTTTGACTTTGTTGTGAAGTTTGCTTCTGAACTTTTCTTTGACGGATCGATGCAAGTTTCTTATCAATCTGTGCAGACTTTCTCTGAAGTTGAATTTCTTGAGGAGTCATCTGTACTTCGCCCTGCATCGATTCTTTGACTTCAGGGAGTTTCTTATGCTTTGTTGATGCAAAATCCTTTGCATCCTTCTTGCTCATGCCCGCAGCTGCTTTGGAGACCTCAGTAGATGCAGGCGCTTCACCCTTTTTTGCGGCATAAACCATCCCCATAAATCTCTGTTGTTTTTTGGAGACTGCTTTCTCATCAATCTGCTCAACTTCTTCACCCATACGATCAACAACTTTTTGTGCTTGCTTTTTCACAAATCTCTT